GAACAAAGTGCCAACTGTGCTAGCTACATTTGTTGATACTAGAATGACTCCGGCAGCACTAGTGCGATCTTGTTGGTTCGTGTCGCTAGTGTACTTTTGGACCATTTGTGCAGAAGCCAACGATAGGATGTCGACTCGTCGAGGTGCATAAACAGGACCGGTTGATGCACCTCGGTAAGATAAGAGTTGCGTGCGAGATGCGGGGTCAGCATCGGTGATATCCCAATCAACTGCAAGGTCGACATAGCCGGCAGTTGCAGCGGACACACTGGGTGCATAATTGAGTATAACTTTTCTGAACTTGTAAGTTTCAAACAGTTTTGCATAATCACTTAGCCAACCGAATTCAGGATTTGCGGGGTTCAGGACGATACGTCTAACGCTGAAAGTTGCACTTCCGATAACGTTGGCGATAGGAATAGTTTTACGAATCCTGACACGATCAGTGTCACGATTAATAAGGACACTACTATCAGCAAACGGAATGCGATTGCGTTGTACAGTTGCGTAAGACATTTTCTGTTGAGTGTTTTGTTTGGATCGTTTTGATTTTGTTCCATTTGGACGTGTGTTTTTCTGGTTTTTCTGATTTTTAACCATTATCTAGTAAATGTGTTGGTGATAATTTTTATCAAGTTTTCAGTTTTCAAGAAAATACTGCGTGTGGTGATAATTTTTAACTTTTCTGTTAATTTTTCACGGGGGCGGCGCGCAGACCCCATTTACACACGCGCCACGTGTGTGCTTGTGCTCAGTTAGCACCAGCAGCACGCCCTCCTGGTGCTGGTGACCCCGCATCTGGTTTGCGGGGATTAACTGATGATACGGGTGTTTTTCCCGTTGCTTGTGAGCGCTTAATGTTCCTTCTTGTTTGCGAGTTATTAACAGGCTTTAAGCTAGGCCCTGGTTTTTGACTCTGACCCTCAAATAAATGTGGGATAAGGAAGTCCATGATAGTTCTTCGCATTACTTCTGGTTCTATAGAAGTTATGCCAGGGCTTGGTGGTGTTAGTGTGGGACCAGCTGGTGTTGGTTGAGGTTGGGATGATGATATATGAGATGCACTTTGACTGGTGGTTTGTGCTGTGGATGGTCCTGGTGCACCTTGAGTCCCAGGTTGTGATAATCCTTCAGGTGCACTATGAGCTGCCTCAACTGGTGAAGGCGTTGTAGCTGAAGGTGGGGACGGAGCCTGGTCTCCTTGTGATGGTTGGTTCTTCAATTGGACATCAACCCCTTCAGGACCAATGCGTTCTCCGTCAATTATAACAGGATTCTTTGCCATAGGTCCTGGAGTATGCTTGATTATAACTAGCGGAGGTGAGGTAACATTGTAGAGTCTTGGGTACCAGGTGTCTATCTCAGAACTGATATCAAATTTATCACGTGCCTGTTGATACGCAACTATTTCAGCTGCACAGTCACGGAATGCCTCATACTGATGTTCCTCCATGGTATCTCGACCATAAGCGTCTGGTGGTAAAGTTGTAGCTCTGAGCAATGAGTGTACCTTTTCAGCCCACACCCCTAGGCCAGGGGTGTTTCTGTCACTGAGGTAGTAGGCAAAGGCCTTTTCTCCGTACCTGATTACCTTTTGTTTGGCAGTTAGGTTTGCGTTCACTGCGAGATGTAACTTGGCGCATGCACGACACAATGTTGCAGTGTTGCATGTATGGCCGGACCAAACTTGTGAACAATAAATGCGGGACAGGAATTCAACGCCAGTCTCACCGCTCTTGACCACTTCACATTTAAGTTTTAATCCGAAACTTGCCGCCAAGTTTTCATAATCCGACTTTTCAGCGGGATCAGATATGACGGTTATACCGTCATCTCCTCCGTAAACTCCCAATGCCCTCCAGGCATCTAATGGTGACAGCTGCTGGTTGCGTAAATGGCAATAAGCAACGAAGGCATTCATAATGCTATTCAAGCATGCCGTTTCAGGTGACCCTGATAATCGGTTGCTATAATTCTTCACCTTCTTTGATCCCAACCTCATTGGTTGCTTGCTTTGTAACGCATGCCATGGGATAGCGTCGGGATTAAAACGCTCCCATACC